AGGTCGATCGCACTAACTGCAGTTGGGAATACACCGTAAAACTTGTAAGCCTTTAGAACTGGAATTTGATCTCCACTCTTGGTTAAAGTTGGATTAGTGACATTACTCTGTGCGGAAGACAGTGATGATCTTCCGAACTGTTTTACGATAGCGTTTCTCTGATATTGTGCTGGGTTAATCAAACCAGAGTTATCATCATGCTTGTTGATGGCGTTCATCCATCTCTCGAATGCAGTTCTTAGTCCGAAATCTACATCATTAATTACTGTGATGGTCCAGACATCGAATGTTCTGTCACCAGCAATCTTAAGATTTCTTCCTCTGAAAGGAACTTCAATAACTGCAACGTTTGATGCAGGTAGGTTTGCTGCCTTGATCATAAATCTTGAGATTTCGGAAACGCTGTTTGTTTGAGCGTTTCCTGTTGATGAGTTTGGTTCAAGAGCAAATGATGGAAAAGCCAATTCACATTCGAAGAGGTTTGGTCTTGCCGCACCCCCAACAAGTCTGGCTTTGAAATCTTCTAGAGTTCTAGAACTGAAACTTGGTGTATTTGAAAATGCCATTTGTTTGTACCTCGATAGGGATTGATGTTTTAATTAAAATTAAACGGTTCCAACAACCTCTTCAAAGCTAACTCCAGTTCTGTTAGCAACGAAGGTTAGACCAATGAAGTTGATTGATCTTGCTGGTTTTACGAAAATATCAGCCCTAAACTGATTTGCGTCAATAACATCTGGAGTGTTATTTGATTCATCGCAAACTACGAGGAAATCAGTAATTCCTCTCTTAGCCTTTACATCACGGAGGTATGGTTCAACGATGTTTACGAAGTTTGTTCTTGTAATTACATCATTGAATTCAAATAGTTGTGCTCTTGCAGCTCTCTCGATTGTATCCTCAATTGTGAGGAACAAACGACGAACATTGATTCTATCGAACGCTGATGCATATGATAGTCCAGTCTTATCTCCGAAAAGGATTACTCCTTGTCCTGGGGAAGCGATGACTGGGTTAATTCTCTTAGGATAGAGAAGATCTCTTTGTGCCTGAGTTGGATTATATGCAAGTTTGACTGCATTATTAATCGTTCCTCTTGCAGCACCTGCAGGTGAGAACCATGGATAGTTATTGATTGATGTTCTTGCCATCAATCCTGCAATATCTCCGTTTAGTGGGATATATCTAAAGACTCCGTTGAATCTGTCATACATGTACTTGTACCCAGAATCAAAGACTGCGTAAGAACTTGAAGCAACAGAATTGTAGAATGAGATAATATTCTCAGTCTGAGTATCAGAGTTCGTTACGTTTACTACACCAGCTCTGTGTGGAGAAACTGTGACTACACAATCTTTTCTTGATTCTGCAATTGCAATAAGTGAATTTGCTTTTGCTTGTGAATCGTAGATGCTATCGCCACCACTTGGTCCAGAGATGATGAAGTTGATGTCGTACTCTGCAGGGTTCTTGAGAACATTGTAAGAACTGATAACATTTGTCAGAGACGCTGACATATCATTTGAAAGGGCGTAGTCGTGTCCATTTGCCATTTCATAGGTTCTTGCACCAATTAGACCAAACTCTGTGGATGCAGCTTCTTGTCCCCAAGCGATTGTTCCGCCACTCTTAAGTACCCATCCATCTAGGGTTGTGAATGATGGTGATAGTAGTGAATCTACTGCACCAGCATATACATATCTAGAATTATTCTGAAGGATTGTCTTATAGTAAATATTCTCTGTTGGAGAAACCTTACCATCTGTAGCCTTAGATAGATTTGTATACTTCTCTAGAAGATTGCCAGAAATTCCAGTTAATGATCCAGAATCATCAACAACAACGATATGCATTTCATCGTTCTTGCCATTTCTTGCCGAGGTATACTGTGAAGTACCTGGTTTTGGTGCAATAGTCTTCCAGTAGACTGTAGAATTGTCCAAACCTAGGGTTTGTTGATCATACCAATCAAGAACTGGGTTTCTTTCTACAGTTGGATATAGACCTTCACCGTATGACTCTGTTCCATCAAGAGCGTTTCTTGTATAAGTTACAACTAAAGTTGTAGATGCATAAGAAACTGGGGATCCAGAATCTACAGTGATGAGTCCAGTAGAAATACCAGTAACTCTTGCCTTGAATGCACTGTTGAGTGATTGAATTAGATCACCAACAGAAACATCAGCTAGACTATATCTTGAGTCGATTGTGATCGCTGTTGAACCAAGACCAACAGTTGCACCGTTTTCGGATCTCCACTTCTCGATTGAAGAAGCAGTTCCAACGTTGTTGAAGATCTGGTAGTAAGCACCAGTTCCACCTTGAGATGCTGCTTTGATTCTATTTAAACCATTCTCTTCGTAATTTACTGCAGTTGAAATTCCAGTTGAGTTGTCATTTCTACTTACAATCTTTACGTCAATACTTCCTTTGTTAACTGCGGTAATAACACCTTTAACAACTCCAGTGAATACTCCAACGTTTCCTGCAGTATCTACGTATGAAGTGATGATTCCGCAAGTAATTGCATATCCTACACTTACTCCAAATGTTCCGATCGCAATTCTTTGATCAGCAGCTGCGTCGATTGCACATACCTTTAATCCATTTCCCCACTTTCCTGGATTTCTTGCTGCGAAGGTCCAATCTGTTGGTGATAGATAATTGTTTTGGTAGTCTTCCGCAGAGGTGATTTTTAGACTTGCTGGTGATGCAACTGGAGAGTGTGCATTTACCAGATTATCGTCATCAGTTCTTAAGACTCTGAGAGTTCCACCGTAAGATAGGTATGATGCTGCTGACATCCAATACTCATACTGAGCATTAGATTCTTGTGGTTTACCGAAGGTATTTAATAGATCCTGTTCACTTTCGATTAGTACAGGAACATTAACTGGACCCTGTGCAAATGGACCAGCGATAGCACCGACTTGATCGTTGGATACATCTATTCTACCTAAAGTTAGGTCAACTTCCCTGACCTTTACACCGGGGGATACTAGATTAAGCGACATGTCTTTCCCTCTGAAAAAGATTCAACTTGACTACAAATATTTAGTAATTGCTAACTTTATATTGGGGAAACTAGACGTGAACAACCTACCAGTCAGGATATTCCCACTTATCAAATACTGCGTTGGTCATTCTACTGATTACAATTCTTTTTTTCGTACAGTCCTTACATTCATATGCATATGAAGATGCAACTGGTCCTCTGTCTTTCCTTGTTAGATAAAAACCATCTATAAGATCTTTTGTTATTCCACAAACTCTACAACGTCTTTCTGTAAGATATAAATGTTCTACCTCAAACTGACCTTCAATGTCCATTATCTATAATCCCACATATACTGCATATCACCATATTCATCAACATGCCACCTATCCCCATCCTCATCTACAAAACTAGAAGTTGAATCTAAACCATCTGATATAAATCCGAAAGGAGCCATATCCTGTTCAATCTGATTCTTTTGTTCCTCATATATTCTCTTACGAACATCATTGTCCGTCATCTCTTTAAAGTATGGTTGCATTACTAACCAAGAGAATATGACTAAACACATCGCAAGGTCGTCATTGCATCCATCTTCCGCTTCAAATGAATTTGATTTTTGAATGAATGTTGTCAATTCACTAATAATATCGTAGTCTTTGATTATTAATTTATCATCTTCAAGTAATGTCTTGAGATTCATGCATCCAACTTTTTTTACAGTCTTAGACATCTTTACACCCATTTGGGATTTTTTACCAGAGAATCCTTGACCAACTAATTGACCTGCACGACCTCGCATTGTACACATCAAAACATTATCGTATTCCAAATCCATATGTAGAATCTGACCCACTTGTTCGCCAATATCATTTACTTCAACTAAGACATACGATTTATTATATGCAGTTGCAAGATCTTTAATAATGCTTGGGAAAAGCATTGGTTTTATTTGATTATTTCTATACTTTGCAACCAAACGATATGGGAACGTCGTTGTGTCAACTATGGTAAATGCAGAATAGTCTTTCTCTACACCACGAGCAACGTCTACAGTAAGTACATAATTATGATCAATTTGTGGTTCTTCATAAACATCCAATCCGGCATTCCTTTTGATTGGATCCTCATAAACCATCGCACGTAACTTTGGTGCAGATATAAGAGTGTCAACAGATCCTAGGAATTCACACTCAAACTCAACCTTGAACTGTTGTTCAGATGTGTTTGCAATAGTCTGTTGTTTCCACTTCTCATCTCTACCAGGAACTTCAGACCAATGAACATCTGTTGGAATATATTCACTCTTACCTCTTTCCGCATCGTGCCACATGCGGTAGAAGTGATTCATACCCTTGGGGGTAGAAACAATTAAGACCTTCGTGCTTTTACCTGACGAAATAGTAGGATATACAGAGGCAAAGAAGTCATCAGCAATGTGGTTCGGGATGAATGCGAATTCGTCCAGAAAGATGACATTGTACGATCCGCCACGGACAGCAGATGCAGAAGTAGACGCGGCGATAATCTTTGAACCATTTTCTAATTCTAGAGAACGTTTATTCCATGATACAATACCTTGTTGCATCCACTTTGGCAGTTTCTCGTATGCAAATTGTAATCTACTAAGAAGATCCTGTGCAGTTGATGCTTTGTTCGCTAGAATAGCTATATTAACATTGTCGTTAAAAACCGCATAATGTAACAAATATGAAACACAAGTGGTAGATTTACCTGTCTGACGAGGCATTCTACAGATATTAAATCTATTTTCGTGGAAATTATTAATTAACTTTTCCTGAAATGGATACATGTCAAAAGACACTTCACCATAATCAAGAGATACGATTTTGATATAGTTACGTGCAAAGTACACAGGATTCTCTTTGCACTTGATAAACTCAAGTACTTGTTCTTGTGTAAATTGAACTGGTACGTTCGCTTTTTTTAAATTGGGATTACCAAGATATACCTGATCACTCATAAAATCACATTCTAGCTAAATCTGCAACTACCTCTTGTTGTTTGAGATATAATTTTAAATAGGCCTTTGCAAAATTAATTGCTTCCTCTCTATCTAATTTATCTATGTCCCTTGCCTGTTGTTCATAGACTAACATTTTATTGATGTCAGAGAGTTCAATATCGGAAGGGTTCATTTTACTTACCTTGAATAACTACAATTGGTTGAGATGGATCAGATGGACTTGGATAGTAATGAGTTAAGACTCCACCTGGGTAGAACTTTTGAATTTGGTCTTTTACCTCTTCTCTTGACGGTCTCTTTGGTCCAGCAAAGAATAGTTGTAAACGATAAGTCTTACCTCTCCACATTAACATTATAGTAAAGATATTACCGGTTGACTGTAATTTTTGATAATCTTCTGTTGTCAATTGTCCTGGTTTAATTAGATCAGTAAACTCATATTCTGTTGCTTTGAATCCATCTCTCCAGTTAGAGAACTCGTAACTTTCTTTCTTAGTCTTATTTCCCCAGTTCTTTGCACCAACCTTACGACACTTAACTAGAGCACCAGATGCATAAGCAGAGGGCCATACAGAATAACGAGACTTTACCTTCTTGTAACATGCATCTTTCTCTTCAGTGGTTAATGGTTTATCTGGTCCCTTTAACCCAGTCTTATCAACACTAAACTTAAATCTTGCAGCACCAGTAGGTTTTGGTTTTGGTTTTGTTGCAGAATCTGGAATTGTATCGCCAACTTGATATGATTTTTGTTCAGTCGCAACCATCTTTGCCCTACCCTTCCTATCGGGATTTGGATCTTGACGATTCTTACGTTCA